TAGAGCTTATGGCTATGGCTACATTTAAACACTTTCCCGAAGTAAAACAGGTTAACGCGGCTTTGATGTATGTCATTGCTAAGAAGTTTATAAAAGCAAAATACACAATAGATATGTTGACAGACCTATGGGATAAATGGTTAGCTAGTTTTAATCGTATGCAAATAGCACATGATAACGACACATGGAACGCTAGACCCAGTGGGTTATGCCGTAGACACTGCGCGGTCATAGAGTGTGTATATAATGGGAGTAACTGATGCCGTACACGAAGTCACCTAGACCCTACAAGAAAGAATACCAGCAACAGAAGAAACGTGGAGAACACGAAGACAGGATGGAGCGTCAACGTGCCAGACGTAAATACGACAAGAAGGGTATCAATCGTAAGGGCAAAGACGTATCACATAATAAGATGTTAAGCAAAGGTGGCTCAAACAAAGACGGCACAAGGCTAGAAAACCCGTCAAAGAACAGAGCAAGAAACGGACAAAAGAAGAGAAAGAAATGAAAAAGAGAGACCCCAAAGTCGGAACAGGTAAGAAGCCAAAAGGATCAGACAGGAGATTATACACAGATGAAAACCCCAAAGATACAGTCCCTATTAAATTTGCCACTGTGGCAGATGCCCAAGCAACTGCTCGTAAGGTTAAGCGCATTAATAAGCCGTATGCTAGGAAGATTCAAATCCTTACTGTGGTGGAGCAAAGAGCCAAAGTCGCAGGAAAACCAAGGCAAGCCGCCATCGCAAAAAGAGCAAAGCAAGAACTCAGAGCCAAACACGAAGCGAAAAAGGGGGCGACCAAGAAAAAATGACTAGACAGATACAAAACAAACTAAAGAAAGTAGCGAAGGGTCTAAGCAAAGCGTCAAAGACCCATGCAAAACAGGCAAAGACTATACAGTCGGTACTAAAGACTAAGAAGAAAAAAGTAAAACGTAATGGTAGCTAGAGTAGAAACTATAAAAAAGAAGATCAAGCAAGGTAAAAAGTTAGGGTTTAGCGAGAGAGCCAGAGCCGTTAACAAAGGTATCTTACCTAGCAAGGCAAAAAAGAAAAAGAAGAAATGAGAAAGAGAAATGCAAATAATAGACAACAAGGCTTTACTGTTACGGTTACGTGACCCTGACAAAGTCGTAAATGCTATACCTAAAAGCAAAGCTGTGGGTGACAATCAAGTGGTTGTTAACTGGGGTTTGGAAGAGGCAAGGAGCCTGAATCAGCTAGGTATAAAATCACCATCACCCATAGAAGCAAAATACACATGGACAGGAAGATACAAACCATTTGACCACCAAGTTTCGACAGCATCATTCCTTACCTTACACCAAAAAGGATTTTGTTTCAACGAGCAAGGTACAGGAAAGACAGCGAGTGCTATATGGGCATCAGACTTCCTTATGAAACAAGGCGTAATAAACAGAGTGCTTGTAGTATGCCCGCTCTCGATTATGGATAGCGCATGGCGTGATGACTTGTTTACATTCGCTACGCATAGAACTGTATCAGTGGCACACGGGTCGGCTGACAAACGTAAGAAGATAGTGCAAGAAGGCTCAGACTATGTGGTGATAAACTACGATGGTGTAGGTATTGTCCTTGACGAGCTGAAAAAAGGTGGGTTCGACCTGATTATTGTGGACGAAGCTACACACTACAAGAATGCTCAGACAAGACGTTGGAAGCTACTACGTCAGTTAGTGCATGATGACACGTGGCTATGGATGATGACAGGTACACCAGCTGCGCAGAATCCTACAGACGCATACGGGCTGGCTAAACTTGTAAACCCATACAAAGTGCCAAGGTTCTTTGGTGCATTTAAAGATATGGTTATGTTCAAGGTATCTCAATTTACATGGAAGATACGTGCTGATGCCACGGACATAGTATATAGAGTCCTCCAACCTGCCATACGATTTACCAAAGAGGAGTGCCTTGATCTACCTCCAATGATATATACTAAAAGACAAGTGGAGCTAACAGCGCAACAGAAGAAGTATTACAAAGAACTAAAGACAAAACTTGTGTTAGATATAACAGGTGAACAAATTACAGCAGTAAACGCGGCTGTAACTCTTAACAAACTATTACAAATATCAGCAGGGGCTATATACACAGACGAAGGTGACGTATTAGAGTTTGACATTAACAATAGATACAAGGTGTTACGAGAAGTCATAGACGAGTCTAGCCAGAAAGTCCTTGTATTCGTACCTTTCAAACATGCAATAGACATACTAACAGATAAGCTACGCTCAGAAGGTATAACAACAGAGGTCATACGTGGAGATGTACCCGCACACAAACGCACACATATATTTAAACAGTTTCAAGAAGATGATGACCCACAGGTACTCGTGATCCAACCACAAGCAGCAGCGCATGGTGTCACGTTAACACGAGCTAACACAGTGGTGTGGTGGGGGCCAACCAGTTCGTTAGAAACATACGACCAAGCAAATGCACGTGTACATAGGTCTGGACAAACACATAAATGCACTGTCGTACAACTACAAGGTTCTGATGCAGAAAAGCACGTATACAGACTATTAGATAGAAAAATAAACGTACACACAAAATTTATAGAACTTTACAAAGAAGTACTTGACTAAGGTACTTTTTACTATTATATGTTACTATATAATAAGAATAGGAGAGAGACATGGGTGACAAGATAACCCCTGACAAGTTGGCAAAGACGTATCTACGCATACGAGCAGAGAGATCTATGCTGTCAGCCAAGTATAAGGAAGAAGATGGCAACCTTATACGACAGTTAGACGTAATAAAACAGGCAATGCTAGATCATTGTGAAGACCACAATGTAGAAAGCGTAAGAACTTCTGAAGGATTATTCTTTCGTTCGACTAAGAAGAAATACTGGGTCAGTGAATGGGATGCAATACACAAGCTTATTGTGGAAGAAAACGCACCTCAGTTACTTGACAAACGTATCAATCAGGCGAATATGAGAGAGTTCTTGGAAGAGAATCCTGATCTCAAGCCAGAGGGATTAGAGATTGAAGAAGAAGTAACAATTTCTGTGAGGAAGAAATGAATGAACCTTTTGTAACAATAGAGGACGTAGCTAAACACTTTAGCGTGTCCGTGTCGACTGTTCGTGCTTGGGTAAGTCAGAAACACATACCTGAAGATACTTATGTAAGGATAGGTAAAACTCATAGGTTTCGTCTTTCAGATGTAACTGAAGCACTGACAAAAACATCTAGTAGCCGTAGCGAAGAAACAGTGGGCGAAGATTCACTAGCGGAACTAGATGAAGATTTATAATATAGAGAGAAGGAGAGAAAATGGAACAATATATTATAAAAAACGTAGAGGCTTTGTGGCCTAAGATAAACACAACTTACCACTTTGATAGCAAAGCAGGTAGGTCTGTAACATGTGATGCCACGGCTGATGGCGCAGAATATTCTATACAGTTTCGTATGGATAATGCTACCGCTAAAGACTTATACTTTGCGATGTCTGAAGTATACCAAGCCAATAGGAAAGACAAGTGGGCAGAGAAGTTAGAGCGTATGTTCGTCAAAGATGATGAAGGTATGTTTACGCATAAGGCTAATTTAAAAGGTGCGTACAAGAATCAAACCACTGCTAAACCCATACAGGTTGATGCCAAGGGTAACAGATTACCCGCAGACTTCTTGTTGACCACAGGTAGCACAGTTAACATAGCTGTATCGTTTGTTCCATATGACATGGGTGGCAAACAGAATGTTTCACTGCGTCTTAGAGGAGTACAGGTCATAAAGTACATACCTTACGAAGATAAAAATCCGTTTGAAGAAACTGATGGGTATGTGTTTGAGGCGAAAGAGGACAACCCTTTTGATGCAGAGGATACTGAAGTAGAGGACGCTGTGGCAGAGCCAAAGAAAGTTGCTAAGAAGCCCTCCCCTCCCACCAAGGATGCTGATGGCAACTTGAGTTCTATCGTTGACGATTGGGACGATTAATAGAACTACACCACGACTAGGCTTTTGCCGAAAGGATAACGTGCCGTATCTTGTCGTGGTGTCTTCGGCACAAGGTGGGAAAAATGGAAACAAAAGAATTTTTAGAGAAGGTTTTAGGTGATGGATACTATTCTGTACTGGGTCTTGGTGACAAGAAGGTACAAAGTTTCCATGCAACCATAGACGATGTAATCAAGAAGGCTAACGAGTTAGACGCTGAAGGTGTCAACGCATACTTTGGTTTAGCCACATTCGAAACAAACAAAGACAGACGGGTAACAAACGTAAAGAGTCTAAGTTCTTTTTACTTAGATTTGGATTGTGGTGTCGGTAAAGAATACACCAACCAGAACGAAGCGTTCTTGGATTTAAAAAGGTTTGTAAAAGCAACAGGACTGCCTCGACCTATGCTAGTTAACTCTGGGTATGGGATACACGTGTACTGGGTTCTTACTGAGAGTGTGTCATACGCTGAGTGGCTACCTGTAGCGCAGGCCCTGAAAGATACATGTATACGTCATAACTTGTCAGCAGACAATGGTGTAACTGCGGATGCTGCGCGGGTACTTAGAGTCCCTGGCACACAGAATCACAAGCGTGGCACACAAAAACCTGTCATGTTCTTTGGCACAGGAGAGTTTCGTAGCGTAGAGTTTGACGAGTTTTCTAGGCTCATAGGTGCAGAGGGCATCAGCATACCAACCAAAGTAGACAACGAAGAGAACGCATTTAAGAAAGCCATGATAGAGAACTCTGAGAATAGTTTTAGAGTGATACTAGATAAGACTGTAAAGGGCGTTGGGTGTGAGCAGATTAAAAACATCATGGAGAACCAACAGGATATAAGCGAACCTTTATGGAGAGCAGGTTTATCTATAGCCAAGTTCTGTAATGACGCTGACAAAGCTGTGCATAAGATGTCTGAGAGACACCCAGAATACAATCAGTATCTGACAGAAGAGAAAGCAGACCTTATAAAAGGTCCGTATACATGCGCTAAGTTTGCAGAGGAAGACCCAACCACGTGTTCGGCTTGTCCTCATTGGGATAAGATAGCGTCACCGATAGTGTTAGGTAAAGGTATAAAGAAAGCACCTGCGTCAAAGGACATACCGCTATACCCAGAGCCATACTTTAGAGGAGCGAATGGCGGTGTATACATGCGTTTTAAAGACAAAGATGGTAACATAGAGGACAAGGTGATATACCAAAACGACCTGTACGTGATAAAACGTATCATGGACGTGGAGGTGGGCGAAGCCATAGTTATGCGTTTGCATCTACCTCAAGATGGTATAAGAGAGTTTACAGTTCCGTTGACTTCTGTAACATCTAAAGAGGAACTAAGAAAACAACTGTCTATGCACGGCATAGCTGTATTAAGAATGGATGATATAATGGCATACACAACTACATGGGTAACACAATTACAAGCGAAGAGCGTGGCAGAAGAAGCTCGCAGACAGTTTGGGTGGACAGATGATGAGTGCAAAGGCTTTGTGCTTGGTAGTGAGGAGATAACGTTAGACGAAACAAAGTTTAATCCACCCTCTACACCCACAGCAAGTTTGTTCCCGTCTTTTGAACCCAAAGGCACGTTGGAGGATTGGAAAGATACAGTAAACTTTTACAATCGTGATAACTTTGAACTGCATCAGTTTGTTCTGGGTACATCTTTTGGATCTCCACTGATGAAGTTCTCTCCCATAAACTGCGCTGCTTTGCATATATACAGCAAAGAATCAGGTGTTGGTAAGACAACTGCTATGGTAGCAGGGGCATCGGTGTGGGGTAGTCCAGAAGACTTGATTATGCACGAGCGAGACACGTACAACACTAAAATGAACAGAGGTGAGATATACCATAACTTGCCAATGTATATGGACGAGCTTACAAATACTTCAGGTAAAGAGTTGTCTAACCTAGCATACCAACTGACTGGGGGTAGACAGCGTGGACGTATGTCAGCAAGCAGTAACGTGGAGCGTCACAGAGGCGAAGCGTGGAAACTACTGGCTGTAACTACAGGTAACACAAGCATGGTAGAGCGCATAAGTATTATAAAAGCCATGCCAAAAGCAGAAGCACAGCGCATACTGGAGTGCCGTGTTAGCCGAATGCAGTTTGAGACAAAAGAAGAAACAGATGTGTTCAGCACTTGTCTACAAAACAACTACGGACACGCAGGTAAAGTTTTTATAAAACACGTTATGGAGAACCTAGAAGAGGTACAGAAGTTGATACGTCAGGTACAGGAGAAAGTGGACGCTAAAGCAGGGCTTACAGCTGAGAACAGATATTGGTCAGTGCTTGTTGCTTGTACGTTGACGGGCATCATACTGGCAAAGCGTTGCGGTCTGGTACAGTATGACACCAAAAAACTGTTTCAGTGGGCTGTAGAGCGTTTGAAGGAGAACAAGCGTCAGGTCGAGGACATGAGTATATCTGTCGAAGAGACACTCAACGATTACATACACGAACATTGGAGCAATGTGCTATGGATAAAAAGTACAGAAGACCTACGTAAACAAGAGGGTGACGTGGCTAACCTTGTTATACCCGAAGCTTTACCAAGGGGTAAACTTGTAGCCCGATACGAGACAGATTTGAAACGTGCCTTTCTTGTGCCTAAACCTTTGAAGGCATGGTGTGGTGAGCATCAGATAAACTATAACTCGTTTCTACAAGACCTTACAACTAAGTTGGGGGCCACAAAGATTAAGATGCGATTGAGTAGAGGCACACACATGAACTTACCACCCACATGGGTTATACAAGTTGACTGTTCTATAAACGATGAGATTACGGCAGGGAATATTAAAATCGGATGATTTAAACCCTGATGGGGTACGAATAGTCGTAAACTGGGGCAGTATGGTAACAGGTTCCTCTGTGTTTATACTCTGTGTGAACGTTCAGGAGGCTGTAAAGCAAATAAAAAACATAGCAAAAACAAAAGGTTGGGACGTTAAGACACACGTGCGTGTAGAGAATAACAAATTAGGTGTTCGCATTTGGAGAATTTTGTGATAAATGTAGGGTGACAGGTTACACTTGTCACTCTCTTTCTCTTATGTGACCATCTTCGGGTGGTCACTCTTTTTACCTCTAAAAGAAAGTATAATCGTCATCAAACTGTTGTTCGTGCAACAAAATTAAGTTTTTGTTAGAAGGGGATATAGATATACCATTGTGTTGTTGTATGTTTTTAGATTGCTCTATGTGTCTTTGCATAGATTTTTTTACAGAGTCCCCTGTTATGGAGGATAGTGGATGACGTTTATTGTGATCCATCATCTCTTTCAAAGCTTTATTCATCTCTTGCGTGTTACCAGATCGAACAGCAGTGTAGTACTTCTTTAATATTTTGCTTTTCTTTTCGTTAACCGCCTTGTCTATGCCCTTCTTTATATTGTTCTTTTCCATAGTGTTTGTATATTCAACAGGAGGAAATCCAAATAAAACACCTGCCAAATCACCTGCTGTTACATCATCAAATATGGGATCTCCTCTTCTCGTTGCATACCCTTCCTCTGTTAGTCTACCACTTACGGGAGTAGGCACTACTTTATATATGTTTGCCAAACCAGGAGGTAAAAAGTTCTCTGTAGCTCTTTCTAACTGACCATTACCCACATCTCTAAAACCCTGTTCTATTCTTTTTACTGTGCTGTATGCAGGTCCTCCAAACATAAAAAACAAAGTTTCCTCTAAAGAAGCGTCTCTGTTATATCTATTCTCGTTTAATAAAAGACCTGTTAATCGTATTCTGGTAGCCACATCAACACCAGTCATAGAGTTTATAGCTCCTTTAAAACCTTGTTCTCCCACAAAACTTCGTACTATGGAGTCAAAATCCTCTTCTTCATCATCTAGTAAAAACAAGTTTGCTAATACTTCGAACGCCCCGTACAGAGGTATACCTTGCGCCCCCGCAAAGAATAGTGCGCTTGCATGCACACCTATTAACTTGTTACGAGCAACTCTTTTAGCTTCTAATCTTTCTGTCTTTTGCGTAGGTGTCTCTCCATCAACAGGGGCAAACATATTGTCTAGGTAATCTTTACTCGTTTGTAACATGGTTGTGTACATTCTTATGCCATAACTTTTATACATCAAAGCTACACGCCCTAGACCCTGCTGCGCCCAACGAGGTGCTGTTTCTAGCACGGCTCCACCGTTAGTTTCTTGTGTTTGTCTTAACGCTTTTAAGGCAGCATCTTTCTCACTCATGCCTTTTTCAAGAGCTAACTCATAACTTGCCATCAAGGTGACTTGTCTGTTGAGTCGCTCCGCTTGGTTAAAAGGTATGGCAGATATGGCAACGGTATTATTCATGAGGGATCGCCAGTCACCCGTTTTTCGTCTCCCTGCTTCGTCGAGACCTAACGCATCCATAATAAAAGATCTGGTTAACTGACCTCTGGATTGTGCTACTTCTACCAACGTTGCAAACTTTTTTAATTCTTGTACCTCTTTGGCAGGTAAGTCCACGCCTGTAACAGACTTTAAATCCTTTTTTAAAACATATTTTCCCTTCACTACCTCAAAGTAATTATCTAAAGAGTTCTTAGCGTTAGCCACACGTCTGTATGCGTTTGCTATAGCTTTACCAGATTTAAGATAACCATGTTCTGCCCCTAGATACGGGTAAACAAACAACGGTATTTGAGATAAGTTTACCACTGCTGATGACACGTTAAATCCTATTGTATACAGAAAGGCTCCTTGGTTTGCGTTCTTAAACCATTTTTCTAACTCTTTATAATTTGCGCCCGTACGTGCAAACTTTGATCTGTCTAATAACTCTTTTGTTATGTTTTGAACGTACTTATTTGTTTTAAGTTCAGGTTCCTTGGATAAACTAAGTATTTCGGATTCTATACCAGCAATCTCTGCACTGTACTCCAGTTTTACTACATCACGACCTAAGTTAAACCCTTTTATTCTGAACGCTTCTAACATATTCTTTCCGTGACCAGGGTTGCCTGTTCTACGTTGTAACGACTTAGCGTACGATGTTTCAGGT